GCTATATACAAAGTGTTACAAATGTGTATGCCACTACAGCCCAATTTACTAACTTGAGCACTGGCAATGTTGTCATAACTGGTGGATATCTAAGTGGGTTGGCCAACATCACAGCCACCACAGGTAATGTCGATTCTTGGTATGCAGGTGTATTAAATGCCACCACAGCCAATATTACTACTGGCAACATCAATAATTTCTCAACTGCCAATGCACGTATCTCGGGCGGATATGCAGACAACTTTGCCATAGGTGCCAATGTTGCAGGTCCTGCTAGCTTTACAACAGCCAATACCACCGGCAATTTGGGTGTAGGTGGCAACGCCATTGTTACCAACACTTTATATACAGCCAACATTGTGACCACAGGCGCCAGCGGCAACATCAGTGGTGTTGATTACCTGTTGACCGCCAACATTATTGCTACTGCAAACGCACAGGCAAGTTGGTTCTTGGGCAATGTCAAAGGTGGCACAGGTAATCTTACAACCATCAATGCTAACCTAGTTGCATCCACATATTTTAAATCCGACAACTATCAGTATGCCAATGGCGAAGCATTCATCTCTACCAGTATTGCAAATACTGTAGAAATCACAGCCAACATATCCAGTGGTCAAAACTTAGGACTGCTACTGGCCAATACCTCAGTCACTCCTGGCATATACGGTAGCGCCAGCTCGATCCCAACAGTTGTGGTTGACGCCAAAGGTCGTGTGACCAGTATAACAACCAATTCGGCCGCCACAGGCTTTGATCTGGCAGCCGACACTGGTACTGGAGTAGTCAATGCCAGCACCATCCTTACCATCAATGGCACAGCCAACGAAATTGAAACCAGTGTCAGTGCCAATGCATTTGCTATTGGCCTGCCAAATGACGTAGTCATTTCTACTCTGTATGCTACCAATTTATCAACTGGTAATGCATATATCACTGGCGGTTATGCAGACAACTTTGCCATTGGTGCCAACACAGCAGCCACCGGCGCATTTACTACACTGACTGCCAGCGGTTTGACCACAATAACCAGCTCACAAGCCTCTAATGGCACTGCTGACGGCGCACTGGTGGTCACAGGAGGTGTGGGCATAGGTGGCAATTTGAACATTGCACAGAATGCTTACATTGGTGGAAATTTATCAGTAGCCGGTACGTTGACCTACATCAACAGCACAGTTGTCAGCTTACTAGATCCAATACTTGAATTGAACACTGGTGCCAACGGAGTTGGTCTGGGAACCACAACCAGCAATGATGTTGGTATTCGCGCACACTATTACGATGGTGCTGATCAAGCAGGCTTCTTTGGTCGCGTCAATGCCACAGGCAACTTTGAATACTTTGCCAAGGTCACATCAGAAACTGGAAATGTGATCACAGGTACCTATGGTACAATCAAATCAGGCAACTTGATTGTGGCCAACACCACACAGAGCACAGCAGCCAACACCGGCGCCTTCCAAGTATATGGTGGCGGCTCTATCATTGGTAACTTGTATGTGGGCAACATATTTGCCTCAGGTGGCAACATTGGTATCCTATCAAACATTGCTAGTCGTTTGTTGTTTGCTGATGATATAAATGCCACAACAACATATACTGCCAACTTGTTGACCGGAAATGCAGTCATAACTGGTGGCTACATCAACTCAGTGGCCAATGTGTATGCAGGTACTGCTCAGTTTGGTAATTTGAGTACAGCCAATGTGCTGATCACAGGTGGGTACATCAACTCAGTGGCCAATGTGTATGCCAACACAGCTCAGTTTGATAACTTGAGTACAGGCAATGCAGTCATTACAGGCGGCTATATCAACTCAGTTGCAAACATATATGCTGACACTGCTCAATTTGTAAACTTATCAACAGGAAACGCAGTCATAAGTGGTGGCTATATATCGGCCATGAGCAATGTGTATGCTACCACAGCTCAGTTTAATAACTTGAGTACAGCTAACGCGGTCATAACTGGTGGCTACATCAACTCAGTGTCCAACATCAATGCCACAGCAGGCAACATCACCACACTGGTGGCTGATAACTTATCAACTGGCAACGCAGTCATAACTGGCGGGTATATTCAGAGTGTTGCAAATGTATATGCAGGTACTGCTCAGTTTGGTAACTTGAGCACAGCCAATGCAGTTATAACTGGCGGTTACATCAACGCAGTGGCCAACATCAACGCCACAGCAGGTAATATCACCACACTGGTAGCCGATAACTTCAGTTCGGCCAATGCGGTCATAACTGGTGGCTATATCAACTCAGTGGCCAACATCAATGCCACAGCAGGTAATATCACCACACTGGTAGCCGATAACTTTAGTTCAGGCAATGCTGTACTCAGTGGTGGATATATCAGTGCAATGAGCAATATCACAGCCACTACTGGTAATGTTGATAGCTGGTATGCTGGCAATTTGAATTCCACTAATGGTAATATTACTACACTAGTTGCAAGCAACTTGTCATCGGGCAATGCTGTTATAAGTGGTGGTTACATATCAGCCATGACCAACATTACGGCTACAACTGGTAATGTTGATTCGTGGTATGTTGGCAATTTGAATGTAACTAATGCTAACATTACCGGCACACTATTTGTTGGTAATTTCTCAACTGGTAATGCTGTACTAAGTGGTGGTTACATATCATCAATGGCCAATGTGTATGCCAACACAGCTCAGTTTGGTAATCTAAGTTCTGCCAATGCTGTGTTTAGTGGTGGTTACATATCATCAATGGCCAATGTGTATGCCAACACAGCTCAGTTTGGTAATCTAAGTTCTGCCAATGCTGTGATCACTGGCGGTTACATTGACTCAGTTGCAAACATATATGCCACAACTGGCAACATTAAAAACTTCTCAACTGCCAACGCTGTCATCACAGGTGGCTCTGTAAACAACACTCCAATTGGTGGTACAACACCTGCCAGCGGTAAATTTACAGTTATAAATGCCACAGCCAACGTATATTTGGTTCCAACAGACGCTCCGGGCACAGTCACAATCAATCCAATAAGCATTGGTAGTATGGATAACATGTCTATTGGTACAAGTTATGCAGCCAATGCTTATGTCACCAACCTCAAGACTACCACTAGTATCAATGCACCAACCACTGGCGGAATTTGGCTAAATGCTGGTACATTGGCTGGTAGTGGTATCAACAACATTCCAATTGGTGCTGTAACACCTGCTACAGCAGTGTTTACCAATGCCAATGCAAACAATCTCACTTCAACAGTGATAAATGCCACCAACGGCAATGTTGCAGGAACATTGTATGCAGGCAACATTAGTTCGGCCAACATTGTTGTTGCTGGACCAATCACTGCCAATGGCAACATTGTTGCTGGAGCCACAACCACCAGCACAAGTACCACCACAGGTGCTCTAGTAGTTGTGGGCGGTGCTGGTATTGCCGGCAACGTGAACGCTGGAGGCACTATCGTTTCAACAGCGGCAGGCAGCGCAGTCAGTGGACAAAGCCAACTATTCCTAAACGGTGCCACCAGCAATAGAATTGACTGGGCAGCGGTAGGTACAGGTGCACCTGCATTTACTACTCGTAGTGCTGGTACCAAAGTGGTTCTGTATCCTTCACTGTCAGGTAGTGTAACTGATTACGCCATGGGTGTTGACTCGGCCACATTGTGGTCTAGCATTCCTGAAAACAACGACTCGTTCAAATTCAAATGGTATGGTGCCACCACAGAAATAGCAAGCCTCAGCGGTACTGGTAACTTAAAAGTAGCTGGTAACATTGTGGCCAACAGTGGAATAGGTAGCAATAATACAACCACTGGAGCCTTGGTCATCAGCGGCGGCGCTGGCATCAGCGGCAACTTGAATCTTGGTGGCAACTTGGTAATTGGTGGTAACATCAACTCGGCCAGCAACATCGTGATCAACAGCAACAAATCTGCAAGCACAGACTTTGCTGTACGTGGTAAGAATGAAAACAGCCTGATCTATGCAATAGCAGATACCATATATGATCAGGTCATTGTTGGCGGCAACGTTACCACAGCAAATGCCACACAAGGTGCCAAACTAACAATCAACAGCACAGACTCAATCTTGCTACCAGTTGGTGCAACTGGTGATCGTCCAAGTGGACAAGGATTCACAGACATTGCTGGTATGTTGCGTTACAACAACACCACCAACCAAATTGAATATTACAATAGTGTACAATGGATTGCACCAAGTACAGTACTGACCATTATCAGTAGCACTCAATTTGCTTTGGCCAGCGGAAACCCAGCCGGCAACGTGGATGGTATAAACACAGACTTTACATTACCATCGTCGGCAACAACAAACAGTACCATTGTAAGTATCAACGGTATTTTGCAGTTGCCAGCTGTGGCTTACTCTATCATCAACAGCGGATTAACCCTACAGTTTACTGAAGCACCAGCCATTGATGACGTAGTTGATGTTAGAATTTTGACAACCACAACATCAATCGATCAGTTGACCAGCCCCAATGGCTACAACACCATTATCCTTGACAACGGAAATATAAAGTTCTCAACTGGTAATGTAAGTACCGGCAGCGTTGATCAATGGCACATCAACGTGCTTGGTGACTTTATACCGCAAACCAGCGCCAACATTGGCAGTGTCAACAATAGAATTGACTACTTGTTTGCCAGCAACATCAACATTCAAGGTGGTGCATTGACAGGTGTAAGTATTGCAGGAACATCATTTGACGGTATTCCAATTGGTGGTAACATTGCCAGCACTGGTGCTTTTACATCATTGTATGCAACCACATTTGCCAATGTACCAACACTGAATGTGAACAATTCAGCAACCATTGGATCTAGTTTGTCACTGGGTAGTTCTTTGTTCCTGGACGACAGTTCGGGATACAGCGTACTCGATACAACAACCGGAATGATTGCATCATTTAACAAGACAGTATATCGTAGCGGCAAGTACTTTATACAGTTGACCAAATCAGACAACTCAGAATTCCAATCTACAGAAGTCATGGTTGTTCACAACGGTACAACCCCATCCGTTGAAGTTTATGCTGTGACCTTTACAGGAGCGTCTGCACTGGGATCATTTACAGCAAATATTTCGGGCAATGATGTGAACATCAATGCCACAGCGTTAGCAGGCGATGTAAATGCAAAGGTGCATGCAACATTAATGAAGTTATAATAGAAATAGCCAACAGGGAGACATGGAACTATGGCAAATAAGAATTTTATAGTCCACAACGGACTTACAGTAGGTGCGATGTCGATTGACGCCGTCACCGGCGATATTACCACATCAGGTAACTTGATATCCACCAGCTCTGGTAGTACCAATACCATTGCTGTTGAAAAATACTTGATGCAGTTGCCAATTAATTTGGGCTCATCAACATGGTACAAATTTGGAACGTTTACAGCGACCAGTGCCTCGGGTTACGGTGAAACTATAGAGTTCACCATCACCGGTGGCCAAGGCTTTGCTGGAGATTCTACCAGCAAAGATGTCATACAGGTACGTATCCTAAGCGGTCAAACACCCAACGTAGAAGCAAATTATTACAATTTTGGTTACCGATCAGCCATAGACGGTATCAAAGTAAAAAGCGTAAACACATTGGCCACTGACAAATCTTGGAACATATACGGATTAATCAAGGCTGATGCCGGTGCTGGTATCATGGAAATCAAACACAATGCTGACAGTTCTGTATTCCAGTGGGATATGACAGTGTCCGGCGATCCTGGATCGGCAAGCTCAACACTGTTGGTTGCCACAAACAAACTGGCAACAACTACGGCCAACGTAGTTGTGACCACAGGTAACCTGTATGTGGGCGGCAACATTTATCAAGGTGGACTATTGGTCAGTACCCTTGCATCCACTGCTGGCAACGGATGGACCACTGATGTTATCACAGCCAATGGCACAACTGGTCCATTTGGCCTAAGTAAAACTCCAGCAGACATTGATCAAATTGCTGTATGGTGGAATGGTGTATTCCAACCCAAAGCCACATATACTCTGGCCGGCAATGCGCTTCAATTCACTGAAGCACCCCCTACAGGCAGCACAATTGAAGTCAAGATCTTGGCTGGCACCGGCGCTCAGGCTCTGGGCACACTAGTAGATATCAATTTTACATCTTCACCAACTGATGGCCAGTTTTTGGCCTACAATGCATCGGAAGGTAAATGGAAACCAGTTTCCAGTTTGGCAGCAAGTACAGTTACCGACACAGCAATTAAATATGCTATTGTGTTAGGTGGATTATAAACAACGGTAAATACAACAAAGGATTAACAAAATGGCAAAGAAAACGTACACAGCAGGATATATTTTTACAACAGGTACCAGCGGCAATACAGCGGTCACACTGCCTGATAAAGCCACACCTGAACAAATTTATCTGATCATTCACGTTCCAAGCAAAACAACTATATACTCATTTAACGATACCACATTCAACTCCGTGGTATTCTCAAACATTCAGCGTACGGTCACGGTGACAGGAACCACCACAGCAGGCAGCACAGCTCTAGTATTCAGTGCTCCTAACTTTGCCTTGTTGAACTACAACAGCACCGGCGTACAACAAGGTTGGCGTGTCACAGGCACAGGTATGCCCTCAAATGGTAATGTTGTTGATTATACCAATGGAACAACAACCATTTACTTGGACGTCCCGGCCACAGCCAGTGGTTCAACATCATTGACATTTACCGATCAAAACTATGTGACCAGGTTGTCGAACATTCCTGTCAACACCAGTAGTTATGCCAGCAGTGACAAATTATTGATCATCACCGACAGCGAACCGGCTCCCTTGGTCAGCTTCCGTGACTTCTTGATTGACCCAGTGGGCAAACTGCGTGTGAGTCAACCACAGTCCATGATCGACACAGACTTTGAATATGGTCCACAAAGCACCAAGTGGCAGACCATGGCACAAATTGGCAACTGGTTTGCCAGTTACGGTAAAAACACCGACGCACCACTGACTGCAGCCATCAGCGTCATGTCAGGCAACGGTACCAACTGGGTGACCACAGTGACTGGCACAGCACACGGACTCACAGAAGGTCAACCTATTCAAATTGTGGGCACATCCAGTGCCAATGCCAACGGTGACTTCCTGGTCAGCAACGTGAATGCAACCACCTTCAGATACTACGGTGCCAGCACAGTTTCATCAGGATCGATCTTGCAAAACGGCGTTATCATATATCCTGGTGCGTTCTTCACCGGGGCAAACATTCCTTACACCGCGGTAAAAGGATTTGGCAACACCACAGTACAGGTCATCAATCAAACAGATCACGGTCTGCGAGTCAACAACACAGTCAGTATTGTGAACTTTGCCAACACAGCCATGAATGGTGCTTGGACCATTGCCACAGTTTCGAATGCTAGAGCATTCGAATGCACAACCATTACATCTACCTTGGCCACTACATATACCACCACAGGCAATGTGTATGTGAGACCCAATGGTATTGCTTATGCCAAAGCCTATGATGGCGGCATGACAATGACCCCAAATGACACACAGCCCAACAGTTCAATTATACGTCAGAGTCGTAAATATTTCCGTTATCAGTCGGGTAAAGGTCTACAAATTTCTTTTGCTGTTGCGTTCAACAATCCCAACCAGGCCACCAGCAACATTGCCAACCGCGCAGGCGCATTTGATGACCAAAACGGTGCATTCTGGGAGTTTGACGGTAACACCTTATGGGCAGTTCGTCGTAGCAGTACACGTCAGCTCACTGGCACAGTGACGTTGAACAACGGCAGCCAAACGGTTACAGGTGCCGGCACCAGTTTCTCAACAGAAATAACCGCAGACAATTACGTTGTGATCAAGGGACAGAGCTATCGTGTTCTAAGCATTGCCAGCAACACCAGCATGGTTATTGCTCCGGCTTATCGTGCTGATGCCAGCGTTACCACAATTAGCGGGGTCACACTCAGCCTCACAGTTGATGCACGTATTCCTCAGTCAGGATTCAACATAGACAAGGGCGATGGCACAGGCGATCAGGGCTTCTTAATAGATGTCAACAAGATTCTCATGTACTATGTTGACTATGCCTGGTACGGCGCTGGTACCATACGTTTTGGCGTCAAAGACGAAAACGGTGAAGTCAAATACTTGCACAGATTTGTTCACGGCAACAACAAGATAGAATCCTACTTCCGTTCAGGCAACTTGCCAGTGCGTTATGAATCACGCAACGGCAACACAGCACCCACATCGGCACCATCCTTGTTCCACTGGGGCACTTCAGTGATCATGGACGGCAGATTTGATGATGATCGCGGCTACACATTTGCTGCCACAGGAGCATTGAACCAAATTGATCAGTTCACACCATACACTGTGTTGAATATTCGTTTGGCGCCCACAGTGGACTCAGGCATACAAGGTGCTTACGGTGTGCGTGACTTGACCAACCACATGCAGTTATGGCCCATGGCCCTGGACGTTGTGGCTAGTGACGCCTGCGAAGTGCAAATTGTTTTGAATGGTACATTGACCAATACTACACCAGTTTGGCAAGCAGTTGGTGGAGCAAGTTTGTCACAGTATGACGATTCGTCTACACTGACCACAGGTGGTGAAGTGGTGTTCCGTGGTATCATTGCCGCGCCAGCCACACGTCAAAGTGCAGTCAACTACAGCGGTGTTACCACAACAGCTGGTTTGAATTATTCGGTGATCCAATACGATCTTAAAAACCTCAAAGAACTCAACAACAGCATGTTTGGTGGATTCAACACGTACCCAGACGGTCCGGACACCTTGAGTGTGCTGATAACACCATTGAACAACAACGTTCGAGTATATGCACGAGCAGTACTACGTTGGTCAGAAAACCAATCATAATAACTAACAAGGATACGCTACCATGGCATTACAGAGAATTAATACAGGATACGGAGCACTACGCTTAGATGGTAATCTAACAGTTGTTTCGACTACTGCTAACGTTTATTTGGGTAACGTGACCTATCCTTTAGGCTCTATTTTTGCCAGCAACGTTAACACATCAGGCAACATCACTGCCAGCGGCAACATAGCATCTACCAGCACAGCATACACTCAAATTGCATCTGGTAACACAGCTCAACGCCCAGCAGGCGGTGTGCTAGGCATGATTCGTTACAACAGCTCAATCAGCAGTTACGAAGGTTTTGGAGCAGGGTCAGCCTGGTCAAGTCTAGGTGGAGTCAAATCTGTTGACGGCTTTGCATTCATATCAGCCGAGGCCAGTGCTGGTGCAGGCGATGACGTACTTAGATTCTATTCAGGATCAACAGGATCCAGTGTGCAGGTCATGTGGGCCAGTGGCGGCAACATCAGTATACTACCAAACACACAAGCCACAAGCTCAACCACTGGTGCGCTACAAGTAACAGGCGGCGCCAGCGTTGCTGGTAACCTGTACATTGGTGGTTCAGCTGGTAATGCCATAGTTGCCACGGGCAACATCACGGTCACCGGCAACGTGCTACCAACTGCCAACGTCACATATAACTTAGGTAGTCCAAGCCTAAGATGGAAAGATTTGTACTTGTCAGGTACCACCATTGACTTGGGCGGTACAACAATTTCAGCACCCACAGGCGGTGCATTGGCAGTGTCTACTGGTAATATTATTGCGGCATCTAGTCAAGCCAGTACCAGTACCACAACAGGTGCTCTGGTAGTTGTAGGCGGAGCTGGTATTGCTGGTGCAGTTTACAACGGTGGTGTACACATCAGTTCAGGTAACATTGTTGCCGCAAGTGGTACAGCAAGTACTACAGCCACAACAGGTGCCCTAGTGGTCGCAGGTGGTGTGGGCATCAGCGGCAATGTGTTCACAGGCGGTTGGATCATACCAACATCCAATGTAAGTCAGAATCTTGGATCAACAACAAGTTGGTGGAACATATTTTATGGTAAATCCACCCAAGCACAATACGCTGACTTGGCAGAGAACTATCTAGCAGATCGTCCTTATCCTGCAGGTACAGTGGTAGAGTTTGGTGGTGACAAAGAAGTTACCATCAGCGCACCTGAAACAACAAGAGTTGCTGGTGTGGTGTCTAGCAATCCAGCTCACTTGATGAATGGTGCCCTACAAGGACCAAACGTGGTACCTGTGGCCCTGCAAGGGCGTGTGCCTTGTCAAGTGGTTGGACCAGTGGCCAAAGGTGACTTGATGGTAAGTGCCGGTTTTGGTTTTGCCAAAACCAATAATCATCCACAACCTGGACAGGTAATTGGCAAGGCCTTGGAAGAAGTCACTGGACAAAACAAAGCCATAATTGAAGTGGTTGTGGGCAGAGTCTAACATTGCCCACTCAAAATAAAGGACCCCACGGGTCCTTTATTTTTGGCTAAATATTACTAATCTATGGAATTAGAATGTCATTAACTCGGCCAAGACTCTCGCAACTGAACACCTCTATAACAGCGTTCAAAGATCCCATCACGGTCATCAATGCTGGGTCTAGCCAGGCCAATGTGGACATGGGTTTTTTGTACAATCGTGCCAACGGCCTGGTTTCAAATGTGGCCCTGTACTGGAGTGAATCAGGCAACACATTTGTCACAGCATTTACTGCCAACACTGGTGCCACAGATTCCAACATCGTAGTCAGCAACTATGCCAATCTAACCGTTGGTACACTGGCAGCCGCAAGCGTATCAACCACAGGCAATTTGTATGTGGGCGGCAATCTAACCGTGGCCAACTTGATCACAGTCAATCAAGAAGTTGTCACAACAACCGAAGTCATACAAGGCAACATTGTGGCCGACTCGGGCACCGCAAGTACCAGCACCACCACAGGCGCTCTAGTGGTTCGTGGTGGCGCCGGCATTGGCGGAGACATGTACATCTCGGGCAACATTGTTCCGGCGGCCAATATTGCCTATGACATTGGCACACCCACTCTAAGATTTAGAAGTTTGTATCTAAGTGGCAATACCATTGACCTGGGTGGCGCCACTATCAAAACTGATACCACCACAGGTGCTTTTGCGTTTATTCCTCAGCCAACGGTGGCCAACCCCAATCCAGTGGCCACCATTGTGAGTCCCAGTGGAACAATAACAGTTGCAAATACCACTGGTGGTAATTTATCAACAATATCATTTTCTACGGCCAGCAATGCATCTACCAGTGGCGGCAATGTGACCATTGGCAATTTGACCATTACCAATGGCATATTCTGGAACAATGGTAACTCATACAGTTCGGGTACAGGTTCTGATACCACCATTGACGCTTTTAAGTTGTACGCCAATGCCAACATTGGTACCCTATACAACGCCAATATCTCAACCAATGCCAACCTAGGTGCGTTCCAGACTTATGCCAATGCCAACATCGGTACCTTATACAACGCCAATATCTCAACCAATGCAAATCTTGGTGCTTTTGAAACCTATGCCAATTCCAAGATTGGCACCAACACCAACAGTAACTTGGTAGTAGTGGCAACCACCACCAGTACCAGCACCACAACAGGCGCACTAGTGGTGGCCGGTGGTGCAGGCATTGCTGGCAATTTAAATGTGGGCGGAAATATCGCTGCCAACACAGCAGGAACTAGTGCTACATTTGCAAATGTTATAACTACAAACGGCATATTCTGGGCCAATGGAACCAGTTACAGTTCAGGTGGCGGTGCATCAACTCCGTCTGCAGTCAGCGATCAATCAAACGCTTCGACTGGTTATTTTGCATTACCAAGTGGTACCACAGCACAAAGACCAAATTCTCCATCAAATGGATACATTCGTTTCAATACAACATTAAACGCAATCGAAGCATACTCTGCTACAAGTTCTAAATGGGAAATAGTTGTTTATTTTAATGTGCCTGGCGCACCCACAATCGGTACTGCTACTACCACAAGCGGCACAACAGCAACAGTAACTTATACCGCACCAACAGATACCGGAGCCGGCACCAGCACTCAAGGCATCACCAGTTACACCGCAGTGTCCAATGTGGGCGGCATCACCGGCACTGTGGCACAATCAGGTTCGGGTACCATCACCGTCAATGGTCTTACTTCAGGAACTGCATATTCATTCACAGTATATGCTACCAATACCGCAGGCAACAGTGCAAGTTCTTCGGCGTCAAACGGAATCACCATGTGGACAGTGCCTGGAGCACCTACCAGTGTCAGTGCAACCAATACAGGTGCTGGTACCCAATCCGTGGCCTTCACTGCCCCGGCAAACGTTGGCGGTGTTGGTTCATCAATTACCAGTTACACAGTCACACGTAGCTCTGGTGGCAGTACATTTTCTGGAGCGTCATCGCCAATTTTGGCCACCGGCGGCACCAACAACACCGCTTATACCTACACAGTGACAGCAACCAACTCTGTGGGCACAGGCGCTGCCAGCGGCTCTAGTGCCGCAGTCACGACGTGGTCCGCCCCTGGTGCACCCACCATTGGCACGGCCACAGCAACAGCATACAATACAGCCACAGTTACATTTACTGCACCTGCAAGCAACGGAGGTACAGCAATCACAGGCTATACAGCAGTTGCAAGCCCTGGGGGAGCAACCGGTTCGGTTAGCCAATCTGGATCAGGCACTATTACCATTACAGGACTATCGCAAGCAACCGCTTATACATTTACTGTGTATGCTACCAACGCTTTGGGCAATGGATCTTCATCTTCGGCTTCCAACAGCATAACAACTCCTTATAACAGCTGGACTATTAACTACTACTTATTAGGTGGAGGTGGTGGTGGGGGTTCTGGAGCTACTGGAGGTTGGGCTGGTTCCGGTGGTGGCGGCGGTGGTAGCGGCGGTTATGTTGCAAGCACTCAAGCTATTACTATAGGTGGTGGAACTTACTCATTTGGCGTTGGCGGTGGAGGCGGCGGAAGCACCAGCCCCGGAACAGGATGTGACGCCAACGGTGGTGCCGGCAGCGCCGGATCTGCCACCACTGGATTTGGGCAAACTGCTGGGGGCGGAGGTGCTGGAGGCGGAGCCACCAACCCCAATCCAGGCGGCAGTGCAGGTAGTGCTGGCTCACCCAACGGAAACGCTGGCGGGTCAGGAACAGGAACAAACGGCGGCGCCTGTCGATCTGACACCCCCAATCCCGGAGGTGCCGGAGGTGCTTCGCCATACAACGGTGGTGGTGGCACTGCTGGCTCTGGCGGATGTTCAGTAGCGGGCGGAACCGGCAGTGGGTACGGAGCCGGCGGTGGCGGCGGACAAGGCGGTAAATGTTGCGGCGGCGGAACCGGCAGTGGGTGTTCTGGAGGCAATGGCGGCGCTGGTGCCACTGGGGCAGTTGTTGTCAGTTATTCTTCTTCTTATCCAGATGCTACGTCTACCACAGGATCACCAAGTTATTCAGATTCAGGCGGCACAAAAACTTATGTGTGGCGCGGCGCTGGTTCTATCACATGGTAAAATTGTACGATGAAAGAATTGCAGTTTGTAAAGAATGTCCATCATACGAAAACATCACCGGTAGGTGTCGAGAGTGTGGATGTTTTATGTTTCTCAAAGCACGGATAGACGATGCTTGTTGCCCATTAAACAAATGGAAGAAAAAGGTTAAAAATATGGCTTATTTTGCACAGTTGGATTTTAATAACATAGTAATGCAGATTGTTGCTGTTGATGACAATGTCATTGGTGAAGCAACATATCCTGATTCAGAACAGATAGGAATAGAATTCTTACAGTCTTTGTTTGGCAATCAAACCACATGGAAACAGACCAGTTCAACTGGAGAATTTAGAAGGATGTATGCTTATGTAGGTGGAATATATAGGTCAGATCTTGATATATTTGTTCTCCCACAACCATACAACAGCTGGATATATAATGTTGTTTCTAATAATTGGGTACCACCTATACCATACCCCGACGACGATACTCAGTCGTATATGTGGGAGGAAAATGGGGCATTTTGGAAACCAACAGAATCTAAATCTGTTTAAATCGATTTAAGTAAACCACTTAATGGTGTAAATCAATAAATACAGTACATAGAATTGGTCGCAGGAGATTTTAATGCAGTTAATTAACCCGTTATTTAGAGCAAACTACACCGGAGAAGATGTTACCACACAGTTGGTGTATCAAGGTGGCCGTTGGAACGCAACCAATGAGTTTGTGCGTAATCAAGTTACCAATTTACAAATATCAAACCAGGCTCTGGTCATTGGCAATGGTTACAGTAGACTAGATTTTAATTTATCCTACGTAAAAACCCATAGAGCTGGACCATATGGCAGCAATAGACTACAGACCTATGGGTGCAATGCATCCTACAGAGACTATGAATCAGATTTTGTAGTTGCTGTGGGCGAAGAAATTGTTCAAGAGATTGCCCAATCTGGATACTGTGATGATCATATTGTCTACGCCAACGGCGAAGGCATTGTTCAATACCCACAAAAGTTTTATTTAATACCACAAGATCCTCATTGGAACTCGGGTGCCTTGGCCGCGTACATGGCCTGTTTTGATGGCCACAAAAAAGTATTTTTGTTGGGATTTGATGGAAATGATTACGGTAACGGACATTACAATATCTATTCCAATACTGTGGGTTATTACACAGCAGACACAAACATTCCTGAAGAATTCTGGGAACAGACCATGCTACTGGTCATGAATACCTATCCAACAGTTGACTTTGTTAGAGTAATGCCCACTCGAGAATTTAGACTGCCTGAATCATGGAAGTATCAAACCAATCTACGCACTATCAATTTTAGAGATTTTGTACTTGAAGCTGATCTTTAAATTGTTCAACAGTTTTTAATTTCTTTATCACACTCTTAAAATTAAAAGTACGCCATACCCCAGGATGCAATGGCTTGGGGTGATCTTCCAATGGTACCCAGCAATAACCACGATGCTCATTGTTTAACACTGGTGCAAATTCTTCATCAACGGTGATCAAGAATGTGTGATAGATAAAACTTTGATTGTCTGCGGTAAATTTCTCAATAGGAATAAGTTTGAGATCAACAATAGAGCCGCCCATTTCTTCTCGAATCTCGCGTACAAGAGCCGCAGCCACAGTTTCACCTGACTCAATTTTGCCACCAACCAGGCCCCAAGAACCCGAGTGTTTAGCACCATTACGTAGCAGAAACAAGTATCTTCGTGTACGAGTGCAGTAGACCAAGGCTCCGCACCCTTCTAAATTTTTTATAAAACCAGGCTCCATAACCCCTCTCGATAAACTCCCTCAACACTCTTGGTCCACTCGCTGTTGTGCCAGCGATACTGAACGTGCGTGTTCAAGTTTGTCACATATTGAATTGAATTTGTGTTAGATAGACTATCAAACTCCACTGTCCATCCACCTGCTGTGTATTTAATAATGTCGTTGGCACGAGCAACAAAATTGTCGCCACCAGCACTGAGCCACACTGCCGCAGCCGCTGTGTTGTTGTAGCTACCAATGTCGTTTAAGATCAGATAGCGTGTGCCTTCTGCTGGGGTCAATAGGTCCGCATCCACAGCAACTGATTCGGGATCGATGATGGCATTCACAGGATCCAGGGTATTGGCTGGCAGCGTGTCAGCAAATGGAGTGTATAATAATTTGGTTTTGTCTGTTGGGTGCAGTGCCGCGGTGCCAACAACTTCATATCCTGCCGGTGTGGTCAGTCTAATTTGACTGATACCGTTTTTAAAGTTTCCGCCATATACGTCAATCAACGCAGGCCAAGAATCGTCTGTGCCAAGTTTACCACCACGTCGATCATCAACCTCCTCGGGCTTCAACAATGTAAGTTCATTGCCCACATATAATAGGCCATAATTCAATGGAGTAAAGTATAGACGACTTATCAAGTTGCCTTCATCCAATATGTCCAAACTCAAATTACCTTCACTGTCATAAACACTGGCAATGATCTTCTTGATAACTCCAAATTGTTTAACCGCCACAGGAGCTGATATCCATATGGGAATTTCAAACGTCAGTGTAGCAATGTCAATGGGTTCTTCTGTGCCCACAGGAACAGTTCGACTACTCCAGTTAACATCAGTCAAAAATACCGCAGTCAAACTGGCCCAGTCCACATAGTTGTCCGAGCTCTGTATTTCCCAACGCAGGGTTAAACAGGACCATTAATTGTTCTAGTAGTTGTAGTTTTTGTTCGGTGTTGCTGGTCCATACATCTAATTTTAGTGTTAGTCTATACGGCACAGGCATGGGGCGATCCACACTGACCAAATCACCTTGTTCGTGCAGATATGCACCTGTTACAGGATCATACAAGCGTTCTCTGATGCGTACCTTGCTGACAAAAAACGGATCTTGCACACGTTCACGATCGTACTGCAAAGCATTAACGTATACTGCCATGGCAGGAACAGCACTCAGCATATTCTCACTGTTGTTTTTGAGAATACTGGCCACCTGTCTTGAACTGTCGCCGTAGTACACAGGTACACGTTGTAGTGCTTGAGCACCTTGATTGGTTTTTCCAAACTCAACCTGTAGATTGCTGACCATTCTCATAAACTGTGTTATGAAACGTCTTATTTGACCGTCATAAAAAAATTCTTGTGCCATTAATTATCTGCCTTGGGTTTCAATGCCTTGCTCAGGCTGGTGCGTTCTGTTCTTGTTTGCCCACTGGCATCAGTCCAGGTTTTATCATTGTTGATAAATGAGCCCAACTGTGTTTGATTACTGGCACCTGGGGTCAGACTGGTGCGGGCAACATCTTCAATTTTGTTCCAGCGTGTGCCGTCGTATCTAAACAAACGATTTGGCAAGTAGTCTAGGCGTAGGAAATAGTCGCCGACACTGGCCGTGGTTGGAAATACAATACCGTTGCCCACTGTGGCACCATTGGGTGCTGTGCCATCGCCTGACATGTAACCGCTGACTTTGGCGGTACTGGTAATTGCCTGTTGGTCGGAAGTGTTTGTTACATCATCTGCAGTGAGTCCACCGCCATCAACAGTATTGGTGCCAGGTGGATCTGCTGGTCTACCATCGGGCATGACTGCCTTGGTATACAACATACTGGTATCATAACCAGATTTGGGAACATCAAGTTCAGCCTGTGTAATCACAGCATCGTTGATGTTTAGGTATTTGTTTAAGGTGCTTAGATAATCACCGATAGGTGCGGCATTGGGATCCAAGGGATCGCTGCTGATACCAGCAAGAATATCTTTGTATTCTTGGCTGGCAGTCATTGGATTTAGCTTGACACGCCATAGGTGCGGCCACCACGTGGGACTAAAGCCTTCTGATGCAAATTGTGCATCGCTGACCACAAAGAAACGTTTTAAGGCAACAGGCACACTTTCGTCAAGGCTGTTATAATCCATCAGGTGTTGCAGTTCTAGTACATCTCCATTGATCAATTTACGACCAATCAACTGCACCATGTCATTGATATGGAACACCATGAACAAGGTACCAGTTTGAATAAACAGGCCAAATTGACTCAGGTCAAAACTGTTGTCCTGTACTTGATAGATACCGCGGCCCACATACACACTAGTGTCGTACTTGCGATCACGATTTTCCAAAAACAACAGGTCTTGTATGTTTAGTTCACTGACAGCATCGTAGGCAGGTTTAGCTGGAGTAGCATCTGCAAGGTCCGCGCCTTCTACACCTAAGTATTTGTGGATCAGGATTCCAGTGCCGCCAACAGTGAACATTTCCGAAATACGTCTGTCGAAAAACTTGTAATCGTTACTGTGGGTTCCGTCTTTCCAAAGGCTCAACCGTGGCATCTTTTAATCCTCAATGCAGTATTTATGGGCTTGACTGTTAATCCATTTTATCGTATAATTGGTGTATGCAACAGCAACATCAGGCCAACAAAGACCGACTTGACCAGTGTGCCATGTCTATGTTACAGGCTGTGCAAGATATGCAGGCCAAAGGCAGTCTCTGGAAGTTTTACGAAAACTGTCGCCGAATCTGGGCCGAAATGGACAAAGAAATGGTAGAATGCCGCAGGCGCCGGCGTGTAACACATAAGTATACAGAATTACAGGCCCAGTTTGATGAGTGCGTAAAGCACTTTGAGCAGTGGATCATAATGGCCAAACTTATGTACTAATTGACAATAACGCCAAAATCGCGTATAATACAGTTTTTACACATTGCAGGAGCAGATATGGCAATAGTAGCCGGCATCAAAATCAAGACCAAAGCACCACGTGCAACACGTATGGCTTTTGCTGACGAAAAGTACACTGGCCCTGAGCCACAATGGGACAGTGCGACCGCTGAAGCAATGGATCAAACGGAATTTGATCATCACCTGCGTAAGAGCTTTTATTACTACAATTATCACTACAATCAAAAAGACACTAAAAAATACATAGTGGAGTGGATGCAGAACAACGGATACCCCAAACAACAGGTCAGCGATTTTATCCGCAGTCCCGATCGTTTGTTGTCAATGACTGCCTGCAGTCTGGTTATGGCACATCGTGCTGGTATGCCAATGCGTGAACGCCAAATGCAATTTATGCGTGAGCAGATTGCAGAAGTTCTTGCACAAAGCGAGCCCGAAACAGTTGAAGCAGTTACATCAGACCGTCCCAAAGCCTACGTGCCTACCATTCAAGATCGACTAAACGAACGTACCAGTGAGTTAATTGGTGAGCTCGAAGGTGTGTTTGATGATGTTAGCCAAGGCATTGCCAACTCTACCAAGTTGTATGACTTCTTGGTTGCCAACAATGTGGTGCAAGGCCAACTCAGCAAGTACGAAGCCTTGTACAGCAAACGCCGAGAAGAATTACAGGCCGCACAAGGCCGGGAAGATGCACAATTACGGGAAGGCTACAGCAATTTCAAAGCCGCAGACTTCAAACGCATGATCTCCTGGATTGATAATTTGCTGGCCGCAGTTGAGCAATATCGTGGCGTTAAAAAAGCCACAAAGAAAGCCCGTGTCAAGAAAGCACCCAGCAAAGAGAAATTGGTTGCCAAACTCAAGTACGCCAAAACTGATGCCGCACTCAAGATTGTCAGCATCAATCCTGCAGACATCATCGGAGCCGCAGAGCTTTGGATCTACAACATTAAGACCCGTAAACTGGGCAAGTATGTGGCCGCAGGATATCAAACGCTAGGTATCAAAGGTACCAACATCACGGGCTTTGACACAGACAAGAGTGTGGCCAAGACTCTGCGTAAACCTGAGGAAAAGCTCAAAGAGTTTGCCAAATCGGGCAAAGTGCAGTTACGCAAGTTCCTGGATGATGTACGTGCAACAGAAACCAAGCTGAATGGCCGTATTGGCACTGACACTGTTCTCTTGAAAGTTCAATAAATATATTGAACCAAGAGAATATGTATGTCCGAACCTTTCACAGGCACAGTAACACAAGAAGCGAATCTTACCGCAAAAGGTAGTCTAATCACTGGCAGTCTTTATGACCCAGTGACTGGATCCGGACACGGAAAGATTGCTTACGATGACAGTCAACTCACAGCAGACAACCTCAAACGCAAAGAAATCACAGACTATATTCGTCTGCGTCTAGGCGATCAGATCGTTGACGTAGAGTTAGACAAAGAACACTATGAGCTGGCCATCAATCAGGCCATCATCAAGTATCGTCAACGAGCACAAAACAGTCAAGAAGAATCTTATGCGTCCCTGGACCTGAAGCCCGAAACACAAGAGTACATATTGCCCAAAGAAGTCATGGCAGTACGTCAGATCTTCCGCCGTGGTATTGGATCAGTCACAGGCACAACTGCCAGTCAGTTTGAACCATTTGCATCGGGTTATTTGAACACTTATATGTTGGTGGCAGGCCGTGTGGGCGGTTTGGTAAACTACGAACTGTTCAGCCAATACCAAGAACTCACAATGCGTATGTTTGGTGGGCATATGAACTACACATTCAATCCTGTGACCAAGAAGTTGACCATTGTGCGTAAACTGCCCAGTCAAGGTCCCAACACCACAGAAAACGTAGTCGAAGGTGTGCTACTATGGATCTACAACTACAAGCCTGACAGTATGTTGTTCAATGACTATAGAACATTTCCGTGGTTACAAGAATATGCCTACAGTTTTGCCAAACGCATCGTAGGCGAAGCACGTGAAAAATTTGCAACCATCACTGGCCCACAAGGAGGAACCACACTCAACGGTGCCGCACTAAAAAGCGAAGCACAGGCCGAAATGGAAGCACTCGAGCAACAGCTCAAAGACTTTATCGACGGCAGTGAACCCTACACTTGGGTCATCGGATAAGTACAGTATGAAAATTAATGAAGTAATTGTAGAAGGTACAACCACAGGACAAGGCACACACGCTCGTGGCGATATGCAGACAATCAGTGACGAAGCCAAAGCTGCCATTCCCAATGCACAAACTTTTCCTAACTTAAATCAAAGCACAGGCAGTGCATATCTAAACTATCGTATGGGCATTGCACTGGCAGGAGCACCCACTTACCCTACAAAAATGGCAGCAGATAACTGGATCGGCGGAGATCCATTGTTGAGCACATATACTGATGTAGAACAAGAAATAGTAAATGCGGCTGCCCTGCAGGTTGGAGCTGGTCAGTCGCAAAAATGGTCCAACAAACGCAGTCAAGAAATACCTACCACACATAAAACCAGTCCTATTGCCAAACCCAAAAAGAACCAATACGGCGTTTGACTTTTGTTACACTTTAATATAAAATGCTCCTATACGGGGCATTTTTTATGATCATAGGTATTTCAGGTTTCATTGGCAGCGGCAAAGACACAGCCGCAAACTACTTGGTGGGCTTTCATGGCTTTAGACGTGATAGCTTTGCAGGCGCACTCAAAGATGCAGTGGCCGCGGTGTTTGGCTGGGATAGAGAACTGTTAGAAGGACTTACACCCGAAGCACGTCACTGGCGTGAACAGATAGATCCTTGGTGGGCTCAACGACTGGATATGCCCACACTGACTCCGCGCTGGGTACTACAATACTGGGGCACAGAAGTTTGTCGACACGGATTCCACGACAATATCTGGATTGCCGCACTTGAAAATCGCCTGCGTAGTCGCACAGGCAACACAGTCATCAGTGATGTACGCTTTCCCAATGAAATCAAATCGATCAAAGAAGCCGGTGGCACCATTGTGTGGGTACAGCGTGGCGTCATGCCACACTGGTACGAGTTGGCTGCCAAGGCCAATCGAGGTGATACCAAAGCACAACAATGGTTACGTGATAACAAGATTCACGCTAGTGAAACAGCCTGGGTTGGCACACAGTTTGATGTAGTGATTGACAACAATAGATCTGTTGAGAATCTGTACTCGGCACTTAAAAATCTGGTACAAGTGGACTAGGTCGCCACGGCAGTTTGCTTTTGGTCACTTCCTCTTGACAGTTCAAGCAAACTGTTTTCAAGTTGGTCCAGTCATTGTTGTTTAGATTACCATCCACATAAAACACACGATTCTGACTCAGTAACTTGAACTTGAAGTTACAGCGTTCACACTTTTCTTTCTTGCTATATCCTGATCTGGCCCAACTGGGCGCCTGCGGTTTTAGTTTACGACCTTTTCGCAGGCATTGATCACATAGTTTCCGGTAATACACACGCTCTCCAACATAGCGATTGATGGCCACAGGGCGGTCTCTACACGAACATAAGGGTCTAGTCATACAGTATTTATACTACGATCCTTAATTAAGGGCAGTCAAACAGGACAAAATTATATGCTATTGGTAAATATCAATAACATGTATTGAAAAGGAATAATACCATGGCACTAGTATCCCCAGGATTACAATTAACAGTTACAGACGAAAGTCAATATGTACCAGGCGCAGTCGGTACAATTCCTTTGGTCATTTTAGCTACAGCACAAGACAAAACAGCCAATGGCACAGCTACCAACGGAACTACCAAGGCCACAGCAGGCAAACTACAAAGGTTCACTAGTCAGCGTGAACTGGTTGCAGGTCTAGGTTACCCAGTATTTAAACAGAGTGCTGCCGGCACTGCACTACACGGTGACGAACGCAACGAATATGGATTGATGGCAGCTTATAGTTCTTTGGGTCTAGGTAATGGTGCATTTGCTATTCGTGCAGACATCGACCTAGCACAACTTGATGCAACATCAGTGAGACCCAAAGGCAAGGTTGCCAATGGAATTTATTGGCTTGATCTAAACAATACAGCATTTGGTATCAACGAATGGACAGAAGGCATTGCCGACTCGGCAGGTTATTTTACCACAAAAACACCTATTGTTATTACTAGCCTAACAACAGAAACCACTGGTGGCCCAACATACACTCCTTTGGAAAGTGTGGGAGCCATCGGCGACTACGCAGTGGTAGTGCAGTCTGATGTTACCTACGGAACAGTAAATCACATTTATTACAAAAACTCAGAAAATAACTGGGTTGAAGTTGGTTCTACTGATTGGGAAAGTTCTTGGTCAGCAGGTGTTGGTGGTATACAAAATCCAACTCTAACTGGTGTTAGTAATAAAGTTAAAATCAACAACACCGAAGTGACGATTGAAGGTACTACTCTTACCAACATAGTCAGCTTTATCAATGCTGCCAACATCGATGGCGTAACAGCGTATGCTTCTGCAGACAATAGACTGGGATTTTATATCACCAGTGCAAGTGCCAGCAACGGTTCTGTTGCTGATGGTCTGCTGAGCATCACATCAGATGCTGTAGTTTCTGACACCAACATTTGTACTGCTGTAGGCATTGTTGATACTGAAATATCTGATAAATTGTACGGTGGTCCAAAGTTGAATTTTGGCACATATGTAGAAGTGCCTAGCTGGAGAGCCACAGATACTCAACCACGCCCAACTGGCAGTGTCTGGTTAAAAACCACTGCCAAAGGCAACGGTGCTAATCTAGGATTTAAAATTTACAACAGCACAAACGATCTATTTACCAGTGTTGCGGCACCTTTTTATGCCAACGAAGAATCGGCACTTTATGGCCTTGATCCCAGTGCCGGCGGCTCAAGTATTGCAATTGGTTCACTGTTTGTTGAATACAATATTTTTGATGATGGTACTCCAACTTCCAAAGCATATCGTCGTGCAGTCAGCGGACAGGTATCAATCACCGGTACCACACCATTGACCACACCAGTGTTCAACAGTGGTCATCAAATTGTACTACGTTGGACTGAACCTGGTTCGCCAGCCACTGATTCGGTTCAATTTGCAGTCGGCGGAACTACCAGGGCAGCATTTGTGGCAGCAATTCTGGCACAAAATATTCCCAATGTTTACGCTCAAATTGAAAGCAGTGGTGCTATTACTATTATTCACCGCGCAGGCGGAACAATTTATTTGTCAAACGTTGGTGCTGGAACAGCATTGGCCACAGCTGGTTTCACCAGCAGTACAACAGGTGTTCGTGTCAACTACGCCAACACTGACGAACTGGTACTAAGTGGTTTCCGTCCATTGACATACACATACAGTACAATTACCCCATACCAAGCACCTGCTGATGGTACATTATGGTACTACGGTGATCCTCTGGCAGTTGATATTTTGGTCAACTCTGGCACATCATGGAAGGGTTACCTGCTCGGCGGCATTGATGCACGTGGTTACAATTTGGCCAACACTGACCCAGCAGGTCCTATCTTGTCGGCTGTTGAGCCAGCAGATGGTGATCGTAGCGACGGCAGCGCACTGGTGCCGGGAGATTTGTGGATTGACACAGGCGACCTAGAAAACTTCCCCAAGATGTATCGTTACAATGATGCTGCCATTGGCAAATGGATCGCTATCGACAACACCGACAGTATAAATCAAAACGGTATTGTGTTTGCTGATGCACGTTGGGACACAACAGGCACAACAGATCCCATCACTGGCACATTGCCCAGCACAACAACCATGTTGTCCAGCAACTATGTCGATCTAGATTGTCCAGATGCAAGACTATATCCACGTGGTACATTGTTGTTTAACACACGCCGTGGTGGATTCAATGTCAAACAATATGTAAGCAAGAAATTTACAGCCACCAACTATCCCGATGAGGCCGCATTAAGTCAGTTGCCTGCCATTGCCGCATCTTGGGTAACAGCCAGTGGCAACAAGGATAACGGTAGCCCATACATGGGTCACTTGGCGCAGCGCCGTATGATTGTGAAAGCCATGAAGGCAGCCATCAGTGCCAGCACAGAAATTCGCGAAGAGCGTTTTGCATTCAGCCTGATTGCCGCACCAGGATATCCTGAACTGATCAGCGACATGGTTGCATTGAACAATGATCGTAAAAACACAGCGTTCATCATTGGCGATACACCAATGACATTGCCGGCCAATGGTGTACAGTTGACAAACTGGAGCAATGGTGTTAGTGGTGTTTACGGTGATGGTATAACAACAGCAGACCCATATCTGGGTGTGTTCTATCCAGCCGCACAAACAACAGACGTGCAAGGCAATGCTATTGTTGTTCCACCAAGCCACATGATGTTGCGTACATTTATCCGTAGTGACAATGTGAGCTATCAATGGTTTGCACCAGCAGGTACACGTCGTGGCCTAATTGACAATGCTACAAAGATTGGTTATCTAAGTGCCGCAGGCACAACAAATACATTTGTTGAAACCGGGGTCAACCAAGGTCTACGTGATGTAATGTACCCAATCAACATCAACCCAATCACAGTGTTGACTGGTATTGGATTGACAGCATTTGGACAGAAAACACGTAACCCAACCACAAGTGCATTGGATCGTATCAACGTGGCACGTTTGGTCAACTACATTCGTACAATCCTTGCCAACGTTGGCAACGGCTTCTTGTTTGAACCAAATGACAAGATCACACGTGATCAGTTGAAGAGCATAATCGAAGGTGCCATGAATGATTTAGTGGCAAAACGCGGTTTATACGACTATCTAGTGGTTTGCGATGGGTCAAACAACACTCCAGAGCGTATTGCACGTAATGAGTTGTATGTTGATATTGCAATTGAACCGATGAAGGATGTTGAGTTTATTTACATTCCAATTCGTTTGAAGAACCCAGGTGACATTGCCAAGGGCGTATAATAGGCTAATATAATGATTGAGCTCAGAGCTCAATCATTATTTGGAATAAAGAGTAAATAGTAGTAACAGGAGAACAAAATGGCAGTTTCATCATTATCAAGATTCACAATACCGTTGGCAAGTGATCAATCAGCGACCAGCCAAGGTATGTTGATGCCAAAATTAAAGTATCGTTTCAGAGCCAGCTTTGAAAACTTTGGTGTCAGCTCAGATGTGGTTGAAATGACCAAACAAGTTATGGATATCAAACGTCCTAGCGTAAACTTCAACCCAATCACATTAGATATGTACAACAGCAAAGTTTATTTGCTGGGCAAACCAGAATGGACAGAAACCACAGTCAACTTACGTGACGATGCCGGCGGCAACGTTGCACGTTTGGTTGGCGAACAGATTCAAAAGCAATTTGACTTTGCAGAACAAACCAGTGCCGCATCAGGTGCAGACTACAAATTCTTGTTGCGTTATGAAGTACTCGACGGCGGCAACGGCGCCAATACTCCCAACACTCTTGAGACTTGGGAAATGTATGGTTGTTTTATCAGCCAGGTTGACTACGGTGATTTGAACTATAACTCAAACGATCCAGCTCAAATTGCATTGACTATTCGTTACGATAATGCACTGCAAACTCCAGTTGGTACTGGTATTGGTGTTGCAGTACAACGCACTATTGGTTCTATTATTACCAACGTAACTGGTGGTCGTTAAGCAGTACTAGACTAAAACAGGCCCGGTTTACGCCGGGCTTTTTTATGGCATAAATATCTGTATGAGCAATCCAATTTACAATCTTTACAGAAATCCTGTGCCGGCCGCAACACCTGCAGGCGGAGTCAGTGATCCCAGCAGTAAGATACATAACTATGATCATGCCAGTAGATTGTTTGTTGATGCCAACTATCAATATGCTCCTAAGTATGCATACTTGTTTCACGTCAAATTTGACTTTGATCCTACTTACCAGGCACCCAATACCAATGATGCTAAACTGACCGCAGGCATGCTGGTCAAGAGTGTAGCATTGCCCAAGTTCAGCGTTGAAAACAAGATCATGAACGCATACAATCGTCCCAACATTGTTCAAAACAAAATCAAATACGACCCAGTGAACATTTCGTTTCACGATGACAATGCCGATGCAGTGTTGGGAATGTGGAAAGACTACTATACCTATTATTACAGAGACGCAGACTATGTTGGCAACAGCGATGCACTGGCACCAGAGTATACTATGGAGCACAAGTATGCCAACAAACGTCAAACCAATAATTGGGGTTATACAATTAGAAATTCTGGCAACAAACAACATATACTCAACGCTATTAGAATATACAGTTTGCACTCAGGCAAATTTACAGAATATGTTTTGATCAATCCTGTTATAACTTCATTTCAACACGGTGAACATCGTACAGGTGAAAACAATACATTAGAGCATAGCATGACAGTCAGTTACGAAAGTATAAAATACTACTTTGGAACAACTTCGCAAAACACTGTGCCCGGATTTGCTGACCTACACTATGATAAAAGTCAAAGCCCAATTCTGTCGGGCGGCTTGGCCAAGACCAATGGCAACTATCATGCTCGTAATCGTCCGTTTGGTGCCAGAGGCATACTTGGCGCCGGTGGTATTCTTGAAACAGGTGAACAGGTATTTGATGATATTCAAAGTGGGAACTTTGGGCAGGCCGCAGTCAAAGCCTGGAAGTCGTACAATAATAACAAGAATGCCAACTTTGGTAAGATTGCCAAATCAGAAGTAACTGGTATTGCTACCGCGGTATTAGTTGGCGCCATACTTAAACCCAATCCAAACAGCAACATGAGTGTGCCCACAGCACGTAGAATAGCACAAGGTTCGCAAGAGTACTCGTTGAGTGATCAAGGTCTTGGCATAAACAACAGCAACTTGTCAGGTGTGCCGGGCATCAAGGTAACAGACAAAATCTATAAAAATTTCAATAACAAAACGCCCAGCAATGGCATTGTGAGCAATGGTGCCAGTGTGGCATCGGCGGCAGAAGCCACTGCCCCATTCTCAGATCGTCCGGCACTGCCACTTGATAATGCTGACGGAACAGTGGTGACAAAAACAGAAACTTACAATGATCCTTATGTCATGACAGCAGCCAACGACACACAAGCAGAAGATGCATCAAATCAAGACACAGCATTTGGTTAATTATGGACAACTACCCAAACAATCTACAATCACCCAGTTACCTAATCAACAACTACAGCACAACTGGACAGTTCTTCAACAACTTCTTTACTGCTGACTACAACATCAGTCCTGATGCCAATGATGCCATTGTCAGTTTCTTTGAACGGGTAACTGACAATGTGGAATCTGCACAGGCCTTGGCAGCCGCAGTGATCTACACCAGTCTAAGTCAAGAAGTTGATCCCATGATTAGACTGCAAGAATTTGCACAACTTCCACCCGGTGACCTCAATGAATATCTTGCACTGTTCTTGAATTTGAACAGAGTGGGCAGTAGCCTACTGGGAGTATCTATTACTCCTGTGACCAATCCTTATGTGACAAGAACCATCTTACCATGAGCAAGTATGCCAACGGGTTTTATCAGGTCATAAATGCTGACAAATACATAGGTAAGAAAACTCCGCACTATCGCTCGGGCTGGGAAAATACTTTTATGCGTTTTTGTGATCTAAACCCTGCAATACTGCAATGGGCCAGCGAAAGTATTCACATCAACTATCGCAATCCTTTTACCAACAAAATGACCATATATGTGCCTGATTTCTTGATCATTTACGTGGATAAGTCAGGTGCACAACACGCCGAAGTAGTAGAGATCAAACCCAGCCAGCAGACTACCATGGAGTCGGCCCGAAGCACAAGAGATCAAGCAGCCGCCATACTCAACATGTGCAAGTGGGAAGCGGCCAGAGCCTGGTGCAAAGCACAAGGCATGACCTTTAGAGTGGTCACAGAAAAGGATATTTTTGCCAACGGCGGCCGGTAAATATCTACATGACCAAGAAATTAGAAGCCTTGTTTGACTTGCCTGAATACTCGCCAGAAGAGATGGCCGAAGCACAGGCCACCATAGAAGAAAATCAAGAAGTGATTGAACAGGTCAATCAGGCCATAGACAAGATTGATGCGGCCTTGCCCATGGTCAGAGACTTAGATGCTGGAGATCAAGAGCTGGATGCCTTGGCCGAAATGGCACAGAGCAGTTATCGGGACCTGATTGACTTGGGTATGAATGTGGACAGCCGCTTTGCTGGAACTATACTGCAAACAGCAGGCGTGTTGTTGGGTCACGCCATCACCGCCAAGACAGCAAAAATGGACAAGAAGCTGAAGATGATTCAGCTACAACTAAGCAAACAACGATTGGACTTTCAACGGGAACAGGCCACTGCCAAAGGTGAGGAAGCACCAGTTGAAGGAAAAGGTATTGTTTTGGACCGAAATGCACTACTACAGCAGATATTGAACCGCCCTGTAGACCAAAACAAACAAAAATGAATAAATAGAATATATTAGGATTATCATATGCAATCATTTCAGACCTATATTGCCGAACTCAACAAGACATATGAGTTTCGTGTAAAAATAGCAGGTGTAGAGCCCAAAGGCGAAGTTCTGGATCGTATCCGTAGTGCCTTGGACACTTACCAAGTTGAAAACATCAGCACACCCAAGCGTCTACCAATCCAAGAGCACAGAGAGTTTCCAAAGTTTGGACCTTGCGAGTGTTACCTGTTGGAAGTCACAGTTGCTTATCCGACCACCACTGCACAAATGACACAGATCATTGCCACACGTGGACAGATTGATCCGGTCTGTTTACATGTTTATACCAAAGATCAACTGGAACAAGAAGACATGGTACAAGAGCGTATCAACAATCAAGGTGCTGTACTTGCAGAACCAGAATTGAAAACACCAGCACAGGGTGACATTGCAGGCCAAGGCCGCGTATCGAGCATGATGAAAGAATTATCAGCTCGCACCTATGAGTTTGCAGCCAAGAGTGAAGCAACGGGTAAGACCACAAACGACATACCGCAAAATACAAAGAGTGTGTTGAAACCTAACACCACACCAAGAGGAAAATAATCATGAGCAACCAACACGACAACATTTATAACATCCTTGGCAAACTAGATGCCTTGACACCAAAACAGGCACCTGTTGAATCAGCACCAGCCAAGACCATTAATGAAAGTGTAGAGGCTCGTGGTAGTGTATTAGCAGGAGTTGCTCGAGTTGAAGCACGTCTTGCAAAGCAATTTGCTGAAGCCAGCGATTGGTCAAACCTAGGCGCAGAATTCCGCACTACCAAACCAGGCACCAGAGAACCCACACACACTGGTGAAAAAGAATATACCAAGACTGGTGTTCGACATCACGCCAGCAAGCGTTATGGTGGCGACCGCGCCGACGACGCAGAAACCGTCAACAGCACGGGCGAAAAGCGCGGCCGTGGTCGTCCCAAGAAGTCACAGTTTGAAGAAGAACAACTAGATGAACTAAGTCCTCAGTTGATGCAACGAGCGGTAAACAAATCAGACGCCATGATGAACAAGAATTACCATGATAAAAATCATAATGCCACAACTGATTATGCAAATCAAGGTACTAGAATACAGCATGGCATGGATAAAAGAGCAGGTAAACCTACCAATTTCACTGGAAACAGTAACGATTACGTAAAAAATGAACCAGGTGCTAATACAGCTAAAGGATCTCGTATGCCTGTTGGTATGAGCGAAGTCACAACCAAGTACGACAAGTATGATAAAAACCAAGTCAATGAACTCAGTACTGACCTATTAAAACGTG